CAACACGTATGGGAGTGAATTTGACACGTCCAGCACTACCGCCGTGAGAGTTGGAGAACAATAGATAACCGTGAACACGATCTCCTCCAACGAGAGTAAAGCCTTCGCGGATACTTGCAAGGCCCCACACAGTGCGTCCAGAGTCAAGCACGCCTCCTGTTTCCATGTCCATGTCGCCTGCAACACAGAACTCGTGAAAGAAGTTGAACACTTCGCTGTTCTGCACTGGCTTGTACTGATCGGACACGATGTTGAGTACGTAGTGATTGTCGCTGCGTGCGAGTGCATAGGTGCCATCGACTTCACGAGTAGCATGAATATCGCTGGCGTTGCTACGCATGTACAGCTTACGCTTCTGTGCCTTCCAATCAGCACCAGCACGCTTCAAGAAGTCATCAGTAGTGACGACTTCGTTGCGGTCGATAGCTACGCCGAGACCATGCCACGGTGTATCAGCACGTTCACCGAAGCGATACGCCATTGTTTCTACATTCGCGCTCATTGCATTGTCTCCCCTTTGCCGTTCAATACTCGTCCACCTTTAGGTGTCTCGTATCGCAGTACAGCTTTCATGTGATCAGAGAACAGTTCAGCTACAGGAAACGTGTCGATGTCTCCGTTTGGCTGTCTACTAGCGATGCAGATCACATATGCAGGTGTGTCTGCACCTTTGTGCTTGGTTTGAATGAGGCACAAGTGACTGGCTTTGGCTGCTGCAGCAAGTGCATCGAATAGTTCAGCGATCTCTTTGGGAATGCTCATGCGTTCTCTCCTGTGATCAACTTGAATACAGTGTCATTGTACTTAGCTCTGATCATTTCGTCACCTTCACCATTGCTGAGAATGTGTACATATGCATCGATGAGGAGCTTAACTACACCACTCTGCCAGTTGTGATCATCAAGTACTTTCGGATGGATCAACACCATGCGATGACGATAGTTGACCATCGACTCAAATTCCATGTCTTGTGAGAAGTTGAACTCATAGCGTTGGAACTTGAGACCAGCCTTGAGCATCACAGCAATGCACGTGTTGAAACGTGACTGCTGTACTTCAGTGATTGCACACGGCTTGTACACTTTGAGAGGTTCATGATCGCGGAGATGCATCTCGCAGAACTTCGCAAGACCAGTGGGCATATCAGTCATACGACGCTTGTAGAGATTGAGAGCACGGTCTTTGAACAGAGTGGACGTAGTATCGTGCTCACTGAACGGAAGCTCATGCTCACGCTTCTCAGCATCGCATGATGCTTCAAGAATCGTGTCGATGATGCCTTCGTCAGTGCAGTAGTCAGTCACGTATAGATGAATACGACGACCAATGTAGTAGCTATCGACAGTGCGATTCTCGTTGAGTGTCAGGCTACCAAGTAAGTTGTACGTGTACACAGAACGAGTGGGCTTCGCGGCAACGTTGATGCCCTTGTAGAACACAGCGAGACTGCCGCCGTTGTACACTTCAAGAATATGCGACTCTTCAGCTATAGGCTTGCGTGCCTTGTTGAGAAAGAAAGATGCACGAGCTTCCCACTCAGTGAAGATCACGTCACTGTCTACAGTAATGAGTGTGTATTCAGTAGGTGCATCGCTGTACTTGAGTTGTCCATCAGCGAGCACAGGCTTGCGGAGAAGGTATTCACCCTCAACGATCTCGCCGTTCTCATCGATGGTGTTGCTGTACAGTTCACGGAGATACATCCACGGCTCCCATGTCTTGCCGTAGTCGAGTGTCATGGGACAGCGTACATCCATCTGTGATGTGCCATCTTTGTTAATGATGTTGCAATACACCATCTCAATCTCTTGGCCGCGTAGCTGCTCCTTCTTAACAAAGAAGTCGTAGCGACGATGCGAAGTTTCGATGCTGATCTTGCCAAGCAACCGCAAGATGCCTGCAATTGCATACTTCAATCCTGTACCGAAGAAGCCGATAGGATTATCACGTATCTTGATACTTGCCCCCATTGTAAGAATGAATGCTTCCTCAAGAGTACTTGGTGTATAGAAACTCAACTTGCTCATGTTACTTGCCTCGATTGTGTCGATGAATGCGCTTGAGTTCATCAATGCGCTGAGAGATGAGAAACACTTGGTTCGTACGCCAGTGCTTGATGATTGAGGTATTCATCTGTGCAGGAGCAGCACGATTGAATCGCTTTGCCTCTGCTTCTAGTGAGTTGATCGATGTCCAATTGCCGTATGGATTGGAGTAGTCGATGTTGTTCTGCTGTTCAGCCATCTCAATCACCATCTTTGCTCTCTGATACACACGCTAGAATGTATCGCTCTTCACGCCAGATGCGTTCAAGTTCAGCGATGCACTCTTTAAGTATGAGCTTGCGGCCTCTGAAGCATGCACCTTGTCCTGCATCTTCACAGTACATGACACGCCACATGCGCTCACGTGTGCTTGGCCGTGGCTTGTCTTGTCCGAGGACATTTGAAGCCATGATCAGTACGCACGCGAACGCGATGATATAGGTGAACCAACGCGGCATGACTAGGTTAGTGCCCAGCGACCAAGCTTACGCCAGCGACCAGCTTGACCCCATGCAGTAGTGCGATACGCCCACGCATTGCCGTTGCCACTGAGACGCAATTCTTCACCATCACGTAGTACCATAGCAAAAGCACGACGAACTTTCTCGATATCGATAGTTACGACTCGCATGTTCGGAGCTTCACCGAATCCATTAAGAGTTAAAGCACCACTCATTGTTGGTACGTAAATGCCGCTCATTTCTTCGTGTGATACTTCTTCACGTGCTTCGATCATGTCATCAGCAAGTGTGAAGCCGGTAATACTTCTGACACACCAATCGATGTAGCTCGGATCGATGCGCTTCACTACGCCGGCAATCTCGCCAGCGTATTTACCGAAAGGGAACACGAACTCTTTCGTCACCTCGTAGTGTACAGGGAGTGCATCGTAGATCGCTTTCTTGAGGAAGCTCTGTTCATCGAGTGTATTACGTTCGCAATGCTGAGTAATACGCTTCACCGTTTCAGCAGGAAGAATTACTTCAACACGCATGTGATCGTGAGGAACACGAGGACGACGAGTCGCAGTGACTCGATTGACTTTCTTCTTAGCCATATTCAGTCTCATTACTTGAAGAGTGTGCTGTTAGTTTAAGTCACACAGCACTGATGACTGTAGTTGTTAGTAGTTATACCAATACTCAGTCCACACCATATCACTTGTCCTCTACTTCTTCACTCCACACAGGGGAGATGTTGGTGTACGCATCGTTGTTCTTGCGGCCTTTCATCAATCTCTCAGCTTCTTCTTTCGTTTCATGTACGCTGATCCAGTTTGTCTTGTTGAATGTGTATGCAGCGTGCCACACAGTCTTCATCTTAGGCTTTGGCGGAGTGGAGAGCGCGGCACGTAGCGCGTGGTACGCTTTCTCACTGTATGGAAAGCGATGACTCTTGTTAGTATAGTCACCAAGATTACTTGTGTAGCCCTCAGCAATAATACTAAGCAAGTCATCTGTCGGTTGTTCAGGCATGATGGGCTGTTGCAGTGCATCACGCACAGCACACAGTAATGCATTGCTAACAAAACGAGACCATTCAGGATCATTTCCTCGATGTCCGTACTTGATTACATTCTCAAGACGTTCGATCAATGTCATAGTGTTGTCGCCATTGACATCTGGCTTTGCATCACCTGCACGCATCACGGCCTCACCACTTCAGTGTACATCACGTGCGGCACCTTCTCGATGCGACCATTGCCCATCACGACAGGGCGTATCGTGTTGACAGGCGTAGCATCATAGTACTGACCCTTGCCTTCACCTACACTCGCGACGCCACACTTGATATGTGCGATGCATCGAGCGAATGCAAATGGATCAGATCGATCAGCAGCAGCGTAGTTGCGTGCACCGTCGAGCATGCGAGCGTTGAGCTTCTTGAGAGTAGACATGTTGCGTTACTCCTTCGCTGCAGAGACGTTGTGTTCGATGTAGTCAGCAATTTGAGAAAGTGAACGACCTTCTCGATCGTTCATAGCGATCAATCTATCTTCTAGATTATAACCGAGAAGTCTCTGACTCAAATCTCGATATCCTCGCCTATCAAAGCGGACACTTGCGTATCCATATATTGCGTACTGCAGATGTACAAGGCAGCACATTGCAACATTGCTATCAGTAGTGTCTATTTCAGAAGCATTGTGACCACTGTTACGCATCTGTTTACTGTTCGGATCGCGCAATCGAGCAAGCCACTTGTCTTTGATTTCTTGAGTGAACTTCATTGTTCTTCTCATCACTACAGGATACAGCATTGATTAACGTGGTTGCTGTGTTACCCACGAGGCGTAGCCGAGACTAGTTATAGACTCGTTTGATCAACTTACGCTTACCATTACTAACTTCCCATACACTACCACGCCACAGATTGATGCCGAGTGCCCATCGAATGTTAGTATATTGTAATCGGAAACGCTTACCACGCACATCGACACCTGTTACGATGTAGTGCATAGCTATCTCTCCCTCTTTCTGTATTGATTATACCACGTGTGCTCGGGTATGTCAAGTGTTGTGGCTATAGTGAGCCACCACATTGAACGATCTTGCGACGCTCTGACTCTATCTCATAGATGAGTGATTGCTGCACTACACCAGGAGACAAGTTGATGTGTATTGTGGTACTGCGTCGATAATGATCATCATTCTGTAGAACAACAGCTACATTGAACTGTTTGCCTGCTTTGGCAATCTTGTTCACATCAGCTAACTCTTTCATTAGCCTAGTGATACGCTCTCTCGCGTTCTCAATCGTGTATAAGCGATTGCGAGCATCTTGCATCTCTTTTTCAGTCATCTATCTCTCCTTGTTATGATGTATTATACCACAACATCGCACAACCTGCAATAGTGGCAGCCACAGTGTGAGTGATACAAAGACTGCATAATGCGTGGACTACGCACCACTATGTTGCAGCAATCATTGAGCTATTGCCACTTGCCACACTTAGTTGACGCATTGTGATGTGAGGGAGAGTGTCACTACTCTCTAGCGCTTCGCGATTAGCATAGTTGCATGTGTACGAACGATGTATGTTATTTGGCGTGGACAGCGCGGCATTGATACATACACAGAAATGCAGACAACAAAAAACCCGATGCACGAATGCACCGGGTTTGTTGTTATTGTTTGTGTTCATACCACGCTATCAATGCGATGATAGCGAGGAGAGGAGGAACGATGCAGAGGGCTAGTGTTATCATGCAGTGAACCATGTCACTATAAGCATGAGGAGTGTTGCATAGACTGCAACACCCACAAGGTTTCGGATCATTGCTGTTACGCGACCATCTTAAGTGCGTTCTTACGGTCGAGTGCAGCGCGATGATACTTAGTAATATCTTCACACACCTTAGCGAACGCAGTCCGCAGCTTGACTAGCTCCGGCTCGTCGCCTTCAACAGCGAAAGCGGCGATATCTTCCGCAGTCTCGATTGCAGCCAGCTTGCTTTCGACGCTGCTGAAATGCACCGCGACTGCAGCCGGATCGCCGTTGATGATGCCTTGCACTGCCTTGATAGCGCCGAGCGGTGCCTTGCTGCTAATCGTAGCAGTTGTGCGCTTGGTCTGATCCTGTCCACGGTTCATCCATTTGGATACCATCTCTTCACACTGTGACCACGATACTTCGCCCATGCCAGTCTGCGATGCGCGCTGAGCGACAAGAATATCCATATCAGCGGATCGCTTGTCATTCAGCGCCTTGCGATCATTCCAGCCACGCGAGAGCCAAACGCGGCGGGCTAGATCAGTGTCGCCCTTGATATGAGCGACGACACCCTTTGCAGTCTCGCGAATGATTAGGAATTCACGAAACTTGAGAGCATGCAAATCGAGAGCGAATTGCATACGCTTGTATTGACGATTGACGAGATTGCGATAGTCGGCGGTCTTGCGTTCCTTATCGCCAACGGTTTCGATCAAGTCGTTAGCGCCGATGTGTTCAGCAAACTTGATCCTCGCGAGATCACGCAGCTTCTCGTCCTGATTGTGATAGTCCTTCAACATGAAAGACCATTTCTCGCGCGTCTCATTGTCGTCACTCGCGAGCACTGCGTAGGCGAGAGCGAGCGATCCCTTCGTTTCGCCCTTGCCCTTGTAGTCAATCTCACTCAGTCCTGCAGCGAGAAACTTACCGTACACAGTGTTAGCGATGTTGCTGTCGATCTTGGCCATTGTTCTAGTCCTTAAGCATGCGGAGCGGTGTTCGCGTCCGCTGTTAGGTGCGATGGTGCACCGGAAAGCACTCTCTAGTGTGAGAGTGCAAGCCGCTGGATCATCTATCTCTTAACGTTGTATCGACGTGCGTTGTTCTCTTCAAGCCATTTCGTATGTGCAGCATGTTCACGCATATCAGAGATACAGATACCAGCGATAAGAGCGATGCCGGTGAACGTGAGAGTAACAAGGATGCAAGCGATCATGTGTCTGTGTCCTTAATCATTCAATGTAATTATTATACATACACATATACACACTGTCAAGCATTACAGCATTATTAATTAATTGTACGTACACATACAATAACACTACTCACTAATCTAACACTCACTCACATACATCAACAATACATTGACAACACAACAATGATATGAATGCCAAACACACTAACGATGATGATGCAACGCATGGTCATTACATGTCAGCGTAGTGCTGGCCCACCAACACCACACGCAGCACAACACCCCGTACTCCCCCGCCCAAAACCAAAGTGGGGGTAGTATGTAGTACGGTGAGTGATAGAGCATGTCAGTCGCGCGCACACAAAGCCGGGTGGCAGGGATGTGACGTTGCGTGTATGACAGTGAGCAATTGCTGTGACGTTGTGATGAGGGGATGCACAACTGCAGCCCGCCGTGCTTCGCCCGTCGGGAGAGAGTCGCAATGTGTGATTTCGTGTATGTATTGATGTAGTGATGTGTGATTAAGAGAGCGACATGTGTTGTTATTATTGTATTTACATGTCTGACGAATTGCCACTCTTCTTTTCTTGCTCTTTCTTCTTATTTGCGAAGCAAAGGAGTTCTCTCTTCTGGGTGTATATATACCATATTTACCTCCCCACCTGCAAGCCTTTTGGAGAAAATAATTGACTTGCCTCGCACCTTATATATAGTGACGCTTCAAGGTGTGGTGACTGGCAATGTGCAGACTCAACACACATGATGAAATCACAGGAGACATCACATGTCACTCACTACACCTACAGTTACAGGATGGAGCGGTTTCTGGAATCTCGAAAATGGTGGCGGTGGCTACAGCATGCAGTCAGGACAGGCACGTGCTCAGGCTGCGAATGTTGTAGCTCGTTCGATGAAGCGTGGTAGTACGCGTGATGCTCGTGCTGCATTCGCTGCGTTGATTGGTGCGGGTGCTGGTGGTACTGCTACTGCTACATTCAAGCAAGTTTCCGCTCCGAGTGGTCCAGAAGCTGCAGTACCGCAGGCAACAAGCATTGGTGACTTCGGTGGCAATCGTGTCATTGATACAATCACACCAATCAATCGTGCAACTACTGCTGCGGATATCACTGAACTCAAGAAGTGGGTATCGAATGATGCACTGCTTGAAGCTGGTATCACATACCCGACAGTGCTTGGGCCGAATCCTGCTGCTGGTCTACAGATCAACGGCGTGAATCGCTTCTAAGCGTACAGAGACAGGAGCACTACATGGACGAACAGATGCTTTCGCGTTTGATGGGTACATATGGTGCTCCTGTCAACGCACGTAACGCTAACATAGCACGAGAATTCTTCGCAGCTAATCCTGATGTTGCAGAACGTCGTGCTATGGGTATGCGTGGTAGTGGTAATGAAGACAACAGCGACGTGCTTGGTCCGATGTTGGATCGCATGATTGCAGAGACAACAGGACCTGCACCTGCTCCTGCACAAGTTGAGCAGCAACCGCTTCCTACAGTACAGAATGCAAGTGCACCGACACGTAAGAGTGCAACTGCTGCGCCACGTCAAGCATCAATGCAGCCTGCACATCGAGAAGCTGGATTCCAAGAAGCGAACGCTGCACCTCAAGGTGGTGGATCAGGTAGCAGCGGTTGGATGAATGACTTACTGTTGTCAATTCTAGGTGCATCGAGTGTCGCCGGCCGTACAATGATGGGCGGTGGCAATACACCTCCAACAGGTAACGCTCCGCAGAAAGCACTACCTCGTGCAATTGGTAACGATGGTGCACTACTGGAGAATCCGTATCCTGATGGACAGAAGCGTCTCACATATCAACCGAAGCTTGAAGACAATGTGAGTGATTTGTCTCGCGTCCCTACAAACGAACCACCTACCACAAAAGTTGAAGGTGACAAGGGACTCACAGAAGAAGCACGCAAGAAGCAGTTGCAGGCAGAAATAGACGCTGAGAATCAGTCTGCTGCATCTGTGCGTGATGAGATGGAAAAGCGTGCACGTGATAGAGCCAACACACGGAAACTGAGCGATGCAGCCAAGCGAGCAGTCGGAAGAAAGTAACAAGTCACAGTGGCTTGATACACAGGAAGAAGTAAAGCTGCATCTTCCTGACGGTAGCGTTGTGCTCAGTGACGGTAGAGTAATGAAGCCTGTCACGAAAGCACAACCTGCTGCGGAAGCGTCACGTGAGATTGTCTCCGGTCGTGCATCGAAGATACTTGTCGAGAAGATGTCTCGCAAGCTGACTGACTTGCCTGATACACCTGACAAGATGAATGCGTTCGGTGCACTCATCGTGTATCAGATGCTCGGTGTGAGTGACGAAGAAGCAGCACTTGCACTCGGCACAACTGTAGAGAAGATCAAAGCTGTTAAAGAACTTGACGCATTTCACCAACTCAGTGCAATGCTTGACAACACGATCATCGATGATGGCAAGCGTGCTGCGAATCTCATGCTATCTAAAGCAGCAACACGTGCAACTGAGCGAATGATCGATGCCGTTGAGAGTAATCGTGAAGACATTGCTGTAGTTGCTGCACGTGATGTGATGAAGATGGCAGGTGTTGGACAGCAAGAAAAAGCATCGAAACGTCTTGGTGGCTTGAACATCGTGATCAAGCGCAAGGGTGAGACTGACGAAGAAATTAGAGTGGAGATGACACCATGAGTACGACATTTCAAACACGTGATGCCGCTGTCAACGCAGAAGGACTACGCACAAAGAACATCTACACTGTCGCAACACTTCCTGCTGCTGCTGGTCTACAAGGCGCTATTCGATGGATCAGCGATAGTGATGCTGCATGTAACGTAGCATTCAATAAGATCGCGGTCGGTGGAGGTACGTACGCGGGACGAGTACGCAGCGACGGCACGAATTGGCGTCTACACTTCTAGTAGGTGATACATGAGACGTCGCCGTGCAATGATGATGAATGTTGAAGATGGTCAATACAACTTCAACTTTCTAAACAATGTTCTTCCATTTAGCACTACACTAACCCGCGCATCTACAGGCTGGTATTTCGACAGCGCTGGCGTGCTGCAGTCGGCCGCGAACGATGTCGCGCGGTTCAATCACAATCCGACGACGTTCGCGCTAGAAGGGCTGCTTAACGAGCCAGCGCGGACGAGCGTCATTCGCAACTCTGCTTTAGGGGGTGGAGTAGCTGGTAGCCCCGGCACGTTCGCGACTAACGCAGGTTTAGCCAGTCCGGGAACGCTCACAAGGACGCTTGCCTTCGGCACGGTCGATGGAATGTCCTACATGGACGTTCGCCTGAACGGGACCACCAGCACTACTGGCACTAACATCTTTTTCGAGCCTGTCGGACAGGTTGCGGCGCTGACCGGCCAGACTTGGGCATGGCGAACTTATGTAGCGCTTATCGACGGATCGCTCGCCAACATCAACTTCCTGCGGCCAGTCTTCGAAGAATATACATCCGTACCCGCATTCATCCGGACAACGAGTGATCCCGCTCTTCTAAATATCGTTCCAACGGGCGCTGCACTGCGCACTCAGGGACGAACGGCTACCCTGCTCCTTTCTGGTGGCGTGACAACCGCATCGATACGGCCGCAGTTGGGCTTCGTGTTCGCTTCTGGTGTCACTATAGACGTCACCTTGCGCATCGGCCTACCTCAGCTCGAACTGGCGAGTGCATCGTCTAGCCCCATTGTGACAACGTCCGCTGCGGTAACTCGCGCCGCCGATGTGCTGTCTTTGGCGATGATCGACGGCACCTACGACATCGACATCACGAGAGCGAGCGGCGTGACAAACGTCGTTGGAACCGTCGTGTCCGGTGGTGCCTACACCGTGCCGACCGATCTATCCCCGCTGCAGAGCGTTGTCGCGAGGAGGGTCGCATGAGCTGGTCGCCGACGATCTACGTGCAGTTTCCAAATGAAGAAGCAGCACGTATAGCAGCAACAATGATGGGTGTTGATTTTCCTGTTGATGGATCAATTCCATCTGGAAATCATAACTACGCAATGCACGCACCGATGCAGCCACCTTGGATATCGGAGCCTGTTATTGATTCAGATACAGGCGAAGTAATAACACCTGGAACAACAGAATCTGGTTATTGGGCAATGTTGCGTCTTAATACAACATTCGTGCGATACGATGAAATCGTGGCAATGATTGATGAGTTAGGAGTAAAGCGTAACTTAATCAATCCACCAGTTAAATGGGCATGATCACGAATGACTGATACCAGTAAGACATTTGTATTCGATGAAGAAAAGAATCCGTGGCAACTCGGATTCTTTCTTGATCGGACAACTGTAACTGGATACACAGGTGGATTCGGTAATGGTAAGACTGCGGCTCTTGGCATCATTGCGGTCACACTGGCACGTAATTATCAGAACGCACGCATTCTTGTTGGTCGTGCAACTCGTCCAAAGCTGGAAGACAGCACGAAGCCAGAGCTATTGAAATGGTTTCCAAGTGATTGGGTAGCACGATTGCCTACTGATCGACACAACAATCTCGTTATGCGTGAGACGAATAGCACTGTTGAGTTTCGACATGTACGACAAGAAGGTAAAGGTAAAGGTGAGCAACAGTCAAATCTTCTCTCTGCGACTTATGATGCTATCCTTATTGATCAGCTTGACGATCCTGAGTTTGGCTACAAAGACTTTGAAGACTTGATCGGTCGACTGCGCGGTACTGCGAAGTTCGTAGGTGATCGCAGTGATCCTGTGTTGCGTGACATGCCTGAGTTTGGTCCGCAGTGGTTTCGCTTTGGTGCTAATCCTACACGTAACTGGCTATACCGTGAACTTGTAGCACCATACTTCACATATCAAGATGCAAAGATTAAATCATCGAAGCTATTGATCGATCACGAAACAGGCGAATTGCTCATCAAGATATTCAATGCACCATCCTCAGCGAATCAACACAATACAGGTGCAGCATACGTCAATCGCATGCGCTCAGTGTTTCGAGGGGCTAATGCAAAGCGATTCGTTGATGCAAGCTGGGGTGCGTACGAAGGATTGATCTTCCCTGAATTCGACGAAACTGTGCATATCATTCACGAAGATGAGATGCAGAAGTACATCACTGAGCAACTTGCGGACGACATGCTCGGCGTGATTGAAGGATACGACTACGGCCAAGCAAGTGCATCGTGCTATCTACTCATGTTTCACAACTCTGCTGGCGACATCTTTCTTGCTGATGGCTACTATGAGCCGATGTTGAAGATCAAGTCACAAGTCAAGCAAGTGAAAGATATCCGCAAAGAATGGAACATTATTCCAACAGAGCGTCCGTTCGCTGATCCACAGATATTCAAGAAGACGAATGCTGCTGCTGATAAGGTGGCAGAACCAATTGCTACATTGTTCTCACAGCAAGGTCTCGATTTTCAACGTGGTGCGAATGATATTGCATCCGGTCTACAGAAGTGCGCAAGCTATCTAACGATGGATAAGCTGCACAAGCATCCAATCACAGGCAACTACGGTGCACCTCGATTCTTCGTGTCAAGCAAATGTGAATTCTTTACGAATGAAATCGTTGACTATTACTGGAACAAGAACGTACTTGGTAACAATGTTGACAAACCACAAGATCGCAACGATCACGCAATGAATGCATGGAAGTACGGACTCACACGCAGACCGAACGTAGTTGGTGCAGTAGTACGTAGATCACGACTCATCAATCCTATTGCATTCCAGTGGCACGAAGCACAAGACGACGCACGCGGTAAAACTCTCCCTAGACACACGTGAGCATCATGGCAATTGAACCGACAAACATCGATCCGAACATTCAGCGTTCCATTGAAGAACTCGACGATGGTATGCGTGTTGAAGCGCCGCCTGCTCCACGTACAGAAGTGTATCGACTCATGCCAGACACAAAGATTCCTGTGTCAAAGCACGAAGGTCCTGTGTGGCAAGGTCGTAAGAAAGCTGCACAGAAGCAACTCGAATCGCTGATTAGTGCATGGGATGAAGCTGAGTATTACTACGACAATACACAGGACTCGCATCGCAAAGAGACACAAGGCACACAGCAAGGCAACCGTAACTATGGCAAGGATCGACGTGACTCGTTCTCTATGACAGAGAACGTGGTGTACGCCACTGTCAATGCAGTGGTGCCAAACACGTACGCGAAGAATCCGAATGTCGAAGTGACAATGAATGATCCAGCGATGGAGAAGTTCGGTGTCATGCTTGAGACATTGCTCAACAAGATCGCATCCACACACTACGCTCCCGGCATTCATCTCAAGCCGAAAGTGAAGAAGAGCATCGTTCGTTGTGAAATCATGAACGAAGCATGGATCATGGTTGGATGGACGAAGAAAGAAGACAGTGCAGAAGGCGCACGTGAAGACATTGCACGCATTGGCAAAGAACTTGTCGACGCAAAAGATGAAGCTGAGATTGCACGTCTTGAAGGTGAACTCATGGCGTTGGAAGAGAGCATTGACTTGCTTGATCCTGCTGGGCCGTGGATCAAGACAGTACAAGCAAAGCAAGTGCTTGTCGATACTGCTGCAGTTGAAGATGACTACAGTGATGCAAATTGGATGATGGTGGAGGTACTGCTTCCTACTAACTACCTCAATGCGAAGTATCGAATCAAGAACAAAGACGGCAGCTACACAAGCGCATACAAGCCTACGCATGTTGTTGATGCAGCACAGCCTACAAGTGGTGATGGTGTGCAGCAAGAGATCGATTCGTTCAAGCTGTTCGATAACAGCAAGGACAATGCAAACGACTACGGATACAGTGATCGTCGTGCATACGAACGTGCGAAGAGAACGAAGTGTTTCTATGCATTCGATAAGGTGAAGCGTCGATTCTATCTATACGCTGACAGTGATTGGACATTTCCGATCTGGTGCTTCGATGATCCGTATCGACTGCCGACGTTCTTTCCACTTGAGCGTTTGACTTACCACGCCAGTCCAAAAGCAACACGTACGAAGGGTGAAGTGTCGTACTACCTCGATCAGCAGGATGAAATCAACGTCATTGCTGATGAATTGAATCGTGCACGTGTATCACTGCGAGACAATACGTTGTTCAACAGCAATGTTATGACAAGCAAAGACGTTGATGACATCATGCTGAACAGCAACAAGAAGATGAAAGGCATCAAAGTTCCAGAAGGTCAAAAACTTGTTGACTTGATCATGGGACCACCGATGCCGACACTGCAGTATGAGCATCTGTGGGACAAGTCACGTGCGATGGGTGCGATCACACAGATCAGTGGTGTCATGGATGCGATGCGTGGTGAACAATTCAAGACGAACACCACGAACGATGCCATTGCTAACTACAACAGCATCTCAGGCGTGCGACTTGATGAAAAGCGTGATGCCATCGAGGACTTCGTTGGCGCTATCATGTACAACATCATGTTCATGTGGCTACAGTTCGGTGATCAAGAAATGACACTGGACATGGTAGGCAGTTCGTTCATGCAAGAAGTGCTAGCGTGGCAACCGGGCATGGACCCGAAAGAAATCCGTCGCAAAGTACAGTGCAGTGTTGAAGGCGGTAGCACACAGAAGCCGACAAGCGCAGCTAAGAAAGCCGAAGCACTGCAGATTGGACAGATTCTCGGACAGTTTGCAAGTGCATCGCCAGCGGTAGTGCTACTCTTGCTCAAGATATTCCAGCGTGCATTCGATGGTGTTGTGATCACGGATGCTGACTGGCAAGAACTTCGCGATGGCATCATGATGCAGATGCAGCGTGGAGCAAGTGGTGGCGGTGAAGGCGAACCACAAGCAGAGAGTGACGATGAAGCAGTCGTTGCAGATATGGTAAAGAAAGGCGTGCCTGAGCAGATCGCTCGTGAAAAGGTCGCCGCTTCAAAGAAGCAGCAACAGTAAAGGACACACATCATGGCTACCGAACTCGATCTGAACGACGACACACTGCAGCAGGATGACAACTCGCAGCAGCAGGACACGCAGAACAACGATACACAGGACGTTGGTAAGCAGCAGGAACAGGCATCTAGCTGGCTCGACAAGCAGCTTGGTGAGTTTCAGGAGAACACAGATGACGAGCGTGGAAAGGCCGCTGCAGATAAGAATAAGAAAGGCGCTCAAGAAACAGACGAACAGCGTGACACGCGAATCGCTAAAGAACGCGGTGGTAAACAAAACGAGCAGCAGCGTGACGGACGTGGCACTCAGCAGGATAACCGCGTTCAACAGACTACATCGCAAACGCCTCGCCAGTTCGGCAGCCACTTCCGCACGAACCAACGCGGAGACGTAGTTGATGTGAATGGTGCTGTCATCGCAAAGAGCGGCGGCGAGCGTGCAGTGTTCCACAAGCTGTGGCCGATGATGGATCGTGCGTACACAGAAGCAGCGACGAACGCGCAGAAGATCAAGACGTACGAAGAAGCGAACGCACTTGCTAAGACTGCAGGACTCAATATCAACGAGCAAGCTGCAGGCATGTCGTTCATGGTGCAGTGGAAGAAAGACCCAAAGGCAGCGATCAAAACGATGTTGTCGCTGGCACAGGAAGGTGCTATAGATGTAAGTGACATCGTGCAAGGCGGTGGTGGGTTCAATCAGTCAGCCGTGATGGAAGCCATTAACGGATTGCTTGAACAGAAGCTCGCTGCATTTGCACCTATTCTACAACAGTACGCTAATCAGGAACAAGAACAAGTAATTCAAGGTGAAGTGCAGCAGCAGTATGCTGAATTCATCGAACGCTTTCCTGATGCTAAGACACACGAAGATTCCATCGCCAATGTCATGCGTGACAAAGACGTGGATCACCAGACCGCATACTTCATTACGCGGACATGGGCAGCAGAGAATGGACTTGATTGGAGCAAGCCTCTAGCTCCGCAGGCACTAGCTCTGCAGCAGAAGAACGGACAGCAGCAACAGCGACCTTCCGGTGGTGGAAACAACCGTCAAATGCCGAACATGCGAAATGGTCGGCAGCAGTCCAACGTAGACACTGATACGAAAAAGACAGTGTTTGCAGACCCGAATGACTCGTGGGAGCAGATTGCTCGCCAGACACTCGCGGAACACGGACGTACGGTGCAGTAATGTTTCACATAACCCTCGGAGAAAGTAATGCTTAGTTCGTATGCATCTGGCACACTGGATACAATCATCCATTCGATGCTAGATAAGTCTCGTAAGAAGCTGATCATGGCTGCTATCAAGTCCAATGCTCTTGTAGCGTGGGCGTTTGCTAGTAACCGTGTTGAGACGGAAACTGGTGCGAACATCACCAATCCTCTCATCGTCGGCCGTAATCCCAACATCAGTGCGACACAATACTACAATCCGATTCCCATTGGCCAGACCAATGAATTCGATACTGTGCGCTACGGTTGGTCGCGTGTTGTCGGTACTGTTATCATCTCCGAACAGGAAGAAGATGAGAATCAGGGCGACACGATGATCTTCAAGCTGATGAAGGCGAAGATGCAGGTGCTTGAAGAGAGCATCACGGAGCGCTTCTCGTCTTATCTGTACAGCACAGGTACAGGTCTTGAGCCGAACGGTCTCGGTAACTTGATTCCGGATGATCCCACGACTGGATCGCTCGGCGGTATCTCGCGTTCGGCACAGAATCAGTGGCGTACGTCGGCGTATCAGTTCTCCGGTGGTTTGGATTCGTCCAACATCGAAGAAGCATTCGATGACATTCTCATGGACCTTACGCTCAAGGGTGAGAAGCCGACGATCATCGTGTGTGGACGTAACATCATGCGTCTGTATCGACAGGCTGCACGTGACCGTACCATGTTCGCACTACAGGATACCAAGAATGGTTCCCGCATGTATGATCTGGGATTCAATGGTGTCACACACAACAACATTCCCATGATCTATGATGAAGACTGCGGTACGAACCGTGCGTACTTCATCAACGACAAGTACCTGCGTCTGCACATGCTCAAGGGCGTGAACATGCGTACGAAGAAGCTGAACTCGCCGTGGAACCTCGATGCTTCTGGCTCTCGTGTTACATGGCAGGGACAGTTCTGTCTTTGGAAGGCGTATCGTACACACGCTGTCCTGCGTAACGGCACGACCGGCTAATAGAAGGAACACACAACATGGGCGTTCGTGTAGAATATACGGTGACGAAGCTTCCTGAAAGCTACGTCACACTGGAAACTGTCTACGCTTTCGAGCAGGATGGTGATCGCAAGGACAAGAATGGTAGTCCTCGCATGAAGATGGAATCCAAGCAGGCTGAATTGCGTGGCGGTTACATCATCAAGGTGAAGGGCAATCCGGGACACAGTTTCCGTGTCATGAATGAGGAACAGGCTAACGCACTCAAGCTGTCCCTCAAGCCACGTCTCATTAACACTGAGACAGGTGAAGAGTGCAATCAGCAGGGCATTCCGCTTTCGGTTGCTGCTGCTGTTGGACATGATGACACTGGACGCATCGAGACTGATGTGGACGTGTCACGAAACGACGATCAGCTTGATCTTGAGTTGGACATGTCCGACAAAGGTGAAGCTGCCGTTGGTGATGCAGTAGCGAATCTGGAGTAATCATCATGACTATGGCACGTCCTTATGCCGAATACTATCCGTACGGCATCAATCTCTTTGTTCCTAACTGTGCACTTGCTGCTGATATTGAGCTTGGTCAGTCGCTGTACGTTGCGAACTTTGGGGCACCACTTGCACTGAGTGCTGCGGGACTAATCAACAGCGTTGTCATGGTGAACGGCTCTGCTGTCACTGTTACTGCGTTCACTGCCGGTGCTGGCTCTGCTACAGAGATTGGCTACAATGGTATGGTTCCATACACCTCGCTGACGAAGCGTGATGGATGGGGTCGAAATATCACTGCAGTTGCGTCGAGCACGAATACTCGCGTGATGACAGTGGCAGGCTATGACTACATTGGTCAGCCTATGCAGGAGACTATCACTCTCACGAGCGGTAGCACAGCGCAGGGCAACAAGGCGTTTGCGTGGGTCACATCGATCTCGTTTGCTTCTGCCGCGGACACTACGACAGTGAACGTTGGTTGGGGTAACAAGTTTGGGCTACCGTACGCTGGTACAGCTATGGTGAACGAAAGCAAGAACGGTGCTGTTGCTGCCAATGCTGGTACGTTCACTGCTGCTCTTGCTGATGGCACTGCTGCGACTATCAGCAATGCTGACACGAAGGGCACGTACCTGCCTGTGACTGTGATCCCTGATGGTGTGAATACGTTTGAAGTGGTCTACACACTTCGGCGTGGCAATCTCCACGGCAACCGCGCGTACAGCGCCTAGCTAGGAGTGGGTTGACGGCGAGTGCATTGTGTGTTCTGCACTCGCCGTTGACTTACTTTGTAACAGGAGGATTGCATGGCGTTGACATTCAAGACAGTTCAAGACGCAGTCCGCGAGACAGCAAAATGCATGAGCCTGACTAACGGCGATGGCATGACGCCGTACTCGAATGAACTCATTATCTCATATGTAGCAGCAGCACATGTACTCATTCGTGATGAGCATGAATGGGGTGAGATGCAGCGCTCATTTGTGCGTACTCTCGATGGTGTGACAGGTAAGATTACGCAATCGATCGAAGGATGCACTGATTGGAAGAAGATTCGTCGTATCTATCAAGACAGTTTTCAGACACCTTTGCCGGTGTTGACGAGCTACACAAATCCTCTCAATTCTCCGCTGTTGATTGGTTACAGTGCGCTTGCTCCGGAAGATGATCTGCAGCCGCCAGCTACTGGCCGATATCTAGTGCAGTTCTTTCCTCCTACTAATACTGCTCAAGTAGTGTTTCAGATTGATCATGAGTTCGATTGCACAGACATGGAAGCAGTTGTTCCTATTGATTTCTGGTTACATGTGTGGTGTGCAGCTATGCAATGGGCGGCTGATGATGGAGCCAGTTCTACACAGTTGTCTAAGTATAGTGGCTTGTTCAACAAGCGTATGATGCAAGTCACCGCACGTGAGAATAGTCGTCCATCGTTTGCGCAACCGAATCAGTTGATTCCCAATGATTGGTGGGAGCAGGACGCACCGTATGCCTAGCTCACCATTGCAAGAAGTTACATCACGTGATTTTCGTGGTGGATTGAATGTCTCAGACAGTGAACTTAATCTGTCGAGCAAATACGCGCGTGTGCTTTCTAATGTGTTGACAGGTATTGACGGCTCGAATGAAGTGCGTCAAGGTACTAAGTTGTTCGCTGATATTGGATCGTTGAGTGATTACAGTATCACGAATCTTCAATATTTCTTTTCATATCTCATCGTCGTTAATCGGCGTGGTGAGATATTCGCAATTGATGGACTTGGTGCAGTGTCTCGGATATGGGACAGTGTAATTGCTGAATCGCGTCGCGCTGGATTAACAATTTGGTCGAGTGCAGAATATGTAGCATTCAAAGAGTTCAACGGTAAACTCATTCTCATGAATGGTGTAGATAAGCCACTTGAAATCACAACATCTTTGACTGTGGACTATCTCGCTGACTTAGCTACCGGCAGCAACATCAATGTGCCTATCGGTAAAGTGTGCACAGCTTTTGCGAACCACTTCTTCATCGCAGATGGCTATATACTGCATGTATCTGAGCGCAATGCAGCTGGAACATATCAAGGTGATGCGGGTGCACAGTTCGTTAACAACTTCGATATGCGTGCATATGTTACAACTGGTGACACTACAATCATTGGTCTGTGGGCGTTCAAGAACTTTTTGATCGTAGCATTCAGAGAAGTGCTTGTCCCTATTCAAATTGTTGAAGATGCGACAGCTACACCAAAGTTGAATATCAATGTGGCTGCGGATAGCATCATCGATAATTACGGAGCGGTGTCACCAAGAGTTGCACAAGATGTTGGTGATATGAATCTGTCATGCGATATTGTAGGAGTGTCATCTCAATCACTTAGTACATTTACAAAGATTCTTTCTCCAGATCGTCCTTCTCGATTTGTAGACCCAATGCTGCAACCTATCATCAATAAGCTTTCACAGATCACATTGTTCAATGATGTATTCAGTGTGTGGGACCGCCGACTATCTTGCTATACATTGTTCTTACCAAATAATGCATCTGAGTATCAGCAGTATGTGACAGGTTTTAATTATCGCTACATTGATCGACTCGGTATCGAATCATGGAGCACTCTTGATGGATGGAATTGGCACGCTGTCGCTCGAAGCAGTGAAGGCAACATCTTCTATGCACGCAACAATGATACAAGCATTTTCATTCAAGGCGATGCTAAAACGAATCCCATCAATGCTGACTTTGTTGGCGAGCAAGAGATGTGGGACGATGATACTACGTGGGATGATCAAACAGGTTGGTCTCCAGTAGCTGATGTAGATGATAGTGGCGTACCTATTAAATGGGTATGGGAAATTCCGTGGAGTGATTTGAAGCATCGTGCTCTTTCTAAGACACTACGACATCTCATCTTTGATACTGAGGGTGATCAACAATTCAAGGTCAAAGTATTCATTGATGACATCTACAAAACACGTAATAGCAGCGAGCCATGGAGTGATGGGACATTGTTCACAGACGGCACAGGCTTCAATCCTGTCACAGAGTTGTCTCTTACCCCAGCTCTCACGCTAGACTTAATCGCGAAAGATGCTGGTGGCTACGGTAATGCTCCATATGGATCGAGTCCGTATGGTGGTGGAAATAACACTGCGTTGCGTACATTGACCTATGCACCAACACGGTTTACGTCGATGAAGCTACGACTTGAAGGTGAAGCAATGGGACCGATGAAGTTCATTGCTATTACATTGTTGTATCTAATCGGCACAATTCGGAGATTGCCATAATGGCCAGTGAAATTAATCCCTCAGTCATTCAAGATGGCCTGAAAGTTCCGAAGAGCGCTGTTCGAGATCAGCTTCAGATTGCCTCGAATGAGATCACAGCATTGCAGCGTGTTACGTCGAATGCGAGACAATCAGCATTTAGTGACTCTGTGTTCAATGATGGCAACTCGCTAACGAATACTGAAGTCCTGGCCGCACTTGGATATGTTCCTGCTTCTGCTGGCGCTGTAGTTATGGGTGATGGCACTGTCTCAGCACCGGGCATGTTCTTTGGCGCTGATGTAGACACAGGCTTCTATCGTCCCAGCAATGATACGTTGAATATTGCGGCTGGTGGCGTGAATGTGGCATCATTCAATTCTGGAAGTGTCACTGTCGGTGCTTTCTACACTGATCTTGCAACGGGCTACATGGGATTTGGCATGACCAATCCTGGGTACTTGCTCGACTTCAATGAAGCATACACTGACTTCACATCTCCGAAGCATTTCTTTCATCTTTACGGATACGCTGTAAGCGATGTCGAAACAACGCTAAGTATCATGACAGGCTACTACGCACATCTTGATGGTGGCGTATTGTCTGGTCCCGTTATTGCATCTGGTCGCACACTTGGCGGCATGTATCCCGTGCGCGGCAACGGCACATGGGGCGCACCGGGCACATTGTCTGATATGCGTGGTGTCTATGGTGGCTCGCTCGTCATTAACTCAGGCGGACAACTTTCTGGTAACGGAACGGTCACGGCTGGTTATGGTGGCTACTTCGAAGCTGGCAATGAGACAACTGGCACCGGTGGCATGACTACTGGCACTGGCGTAATTGGTGTCGTTCGTAATACTCGCGGCAAAGCAATCACTTCAGCGACCGGTCTCTATAGCTATATCATCAACAGCGCGAACGGGCTGGGCATCACAACCGCTTACGGCATTCAGCTTAACATTGACAACTCCGGTACGGGTATCAGCACCTATTATGGAATTTACATCGGTTCCAACATCGTCGCTGCTGCCACTTTCTGGTCAATCTACTCCACCAGCACTGCAAAGAGTTGGCATCGTGGCTCCTTCGCAATTGGAGACACTTCTTCGTCAGCACTTGCACGCGTGTATATGCACGAGTCCATTGACAACACAACAGTACTAATTCGTAATTCAAATGCTGTACTGTCGAATGCGGTGTTGCGTGTTCTCGCAGATCGTGCCGCCAGTAGTGCCTATGATCTCTTGCACTGCACAGCTAATGCAGTTCTACAGTTTCGAGTGCGTGGAGATGGTCTTGGATACTTCCTTGGCGGCTTGAGTAGCGGAAGTAATATCACCCTTGCAGGATATATTGAAGGGACAGAGCAATCGGAGCCTAGTGCACCATCTGCCAACGGATACCGCATCTTTGCGAAAGACAATGGTGCGGGAAAGACTCAGTTGATGGTTCGTTTTCCAAGTGGAGCATCTCAGCAGATTTCCATTGAGCCATAAAACTGAGAAGTAGAAGTCGAAAATCGTAACACACATGAGATAGGACTACACATGCCGTCGTTTAATCCGAACACTATAATTCTTGATCTTGATGATGAGCCTTTCAAGGATGGTCAGATTAAGAGTGCTGACGCGCGCGCACAGGTCAATGCAATTCGTGCGAAGTTGTTGGCTGTAGAAGAGAGTGAGAAGCCATTCATTCAGGAAGAGTTGCATCTTGCAATCAAGAGTGCCCAGCCTTCGCTCACTGTAGGAAGTGCGATCGTGCATGCGTTGACTATGCCTCTTCCCGATCAGGATGACAAGTCTGGACAACGTGTCGAGTCGCTAGATGGAGAAGAGAAGACTGATCTACTCATGATGGCGATCAGGATCAAGAAGGCGATGAGCAACGGTGAGCATGCGATGGTCACTTTCTCTGAGAAAGAAATGACCTTGATCAAGAAGCGCGTCTCTCGTGCTTACCCGAGTCCTCTCATTGTTGGTCGTGTTTACGAGTCTATTGTGCAAGGTGAAGTATGACAAGTCAAATTGACCCAACTGTCATCCGAGACAACGCTACTGTAGACAAGGCTGATCTTCGAAATCAACTCGTCACGGCGAAGAACGAGATTAGTGAACTACAGAAGAAGACTGCAATCCCTGCGATCATGTCTCGTAGTGATGCTGACTTCGATACTCTTTAGGAGATGAACAATGGCTGATAAGATTGGTGTGTTGGGTTCGCAGACTACGACTGTAGTAGCGACAGCAACTGCGTACACTTGCCCCGCAAACAAGGCTGCGAAAGTGCGCATCATGTCTCGCTTCAAGGGAGACACGAATTCACAAGTCGCGTTCATTGTGAATGGCGTAGAAGTGGCTCGCAATCCTGCAATGACTCAGAATCACTATAACCATACAGTGAAAGGTGCTGGGTTGCTTGGAGGCAATGTCTCTGCTGAGCCGGATGGTTCTACTGCAGCTAAGACAGTGGCTCCGTCTGACCAGATTTACTATCTCAGTGCAGGCCAGACTATTCAGTACACAGTCGTCACTGCGGCGCTGCTTGCTATGAATACTCAGGTTGTCGGCGTCGAAATCGACGTGTAAGTAGGAGAGTAACGTGGCCAACACTCCCAATCTCAAACTGGAGTTGATTGCTGCTGATCTGCGTAATTGGGCGCAGAAGGCAAACAGCAACTACCAGCTGATTGACGCAACAGTGGGTGCGTACTTTGCCCTGCAAAACCTTCAAGGAGTGTGGGAGAATAGTCACGAGTATGCTGTAGGTGACACAGTCATCGACAGTGAATCTACTACTGTGTGGCAGTGTCAAGTAGACCATATTAGTGCGATGCTGCCAACGACGTTCGCAGAAGATCGTGCCGATCAAGCTACGTACTGGTCAGTGTACTCATCTCCTGCCCGTGCAAGAGGCACATGGACAGGTCCGGGCACGAACTACACGGTCAATGACTTTGTCGTGTCTGGCTCGCAGTATGCAGTGTGCATTGTCACGCACGTTTCAGGTTCGACATTCGCAGGAGATGGTGCGAATTGGTCGATTCTTGTCGACTTGTCGCAGGCTGGGTCGCAGGTGTTGCCTATTCCTGGAGGTGCGCCAGACGCGGATAAGTTCGTAGTTACTACTCCGCTCGGCAGTGGTTACACGATTGTTGATGGGAATGCAGCACTTGCGTTGATGGGAGGCACGTCTCTAGGCATCAGCATTCTTCGCGCACAATCAGGGACTGAAGTGCGTGATGCAATTGGTGCACAGCCTGCTGGAAGCTATCAGCCCGGTTCTAGCTTTCTCTCTGCTATCTCTGGTCTGTCGGCTGCAGCAAACACTGTCCTGTACTTTAATGCTTCGGCTGCAGCATCACTTGCGACAATCTCGACGTTCGGTCTGTCGCTGATAGATGATGCGAATGCTGCAGCAGCACGGTCGACACTTGGACTTGGCACTGCTGCTGTAGCAGATACAGGCACGACAGCAGGCAAAGTTCTTGTGTTGAATGGCAGTGCTCAGATTCCTGCAGTCAGCGGCGCCCTTCTCACGTCACTGAACGCAAGCAACATCGCATCTGGCACACTTGATCCTGCTCGTGGTGGTTATGTGCCGCCTCCGGGATATGCAGAGATGAATTTTACAGGATATACTCTGTCATCTTCATTCTCGACTCCTATGCAAATTACAGAAGGCATTGCTCTATTTGCGAAGAGTTATACTGCAGAAAACGGAAGAACAGTTCTGATTGCTGTAGATATCATGAATTGTGAAGGTCAGAACACATCACAAGCTATCAGTATCTACATCGATGGTGCTGCCAGTGCCGTAATGTGGAATGTCTTTAGATTCACTAACATAGCTACACATGGTGGATCGGCTCGTGTGGTTTACTCGTATGTATCTGATGGATCAGCAAAGACCATCAATGTTCGTGCAGCAGGTGGTGGCAACATCGGTGTAGCTGTGCTGACTATCATGGACTTTCTTGCATCTTAGTCAGGAGCTTTGATAAATCATGTTTGACAAAGAGTTCCTTGATGCTGTGATGAAGAGTGCTGGCATCGGCGCTGCAGTAGGGTGGGCTATTCAGTATCTCATGTGGCACGGTGAACGTGAAGAACGTAAGTCTGCACATGCATTCATTCTTACTATGTTGGATAAAGTAACGACTGAACGCGTGCAGGGAACGAATGCTATCAGCACTCTCACAACGGCAGTGAATGCTATCATTGAAATTGTGAAAGGGGACAAAAGATGAGTTCAACACTTACTGCTTTTCTCGCTGTCACCTATCACAAGATGCCGGGAAAACGTGAAAGTCCCATCGAACCGTTCGTACGTACTGCTCGTCTCGCTGAAATAGAACAACAGAAAGCAGTACAAGAATTGAAGCGTGCAACTGATACACTTGTTGACACTCTAGCACAGAAGATTCCTCATGGCAATTAAAGTTTATGTCTCTATTGCAATTGTTGTAGCAGTGCTTGCTATTGGTGGTGGCATATATTGGGCAATCTACAACAAAGGCAAGACAGCTGTGTACATCGAACAAGAGAAGAAGTTGAACACACTCAAGGACAAGACACATGATGTACAAAACGATGCTCTTACCAATCCTGTTCCTCGTGACAGCTTGCGGAAATACTCCCGCCCCGACTAGTAAAGTAGTTCCATGTTCATCATTGCTGATTGTTCGGCCGACTGGTGCTGAGATCGACATGATGACCGATTTCACAGCGAGTCACATTCTCGCTAACAACGAAGTAATCTCGGTGGCCTGCAAATGAAACTCAGTCAGCAAGGCATTGATCTTCTCATTGAACGAGAAGGCAAGCGTAACACAGTGTATCTCGATACAGAAGGCTATCCTACTGTCGGTGTAGGTCACATGGACCAATCACTTACAGTTGGCGATGTGTGGACTGATGAGCAAGTAGAAGAAGCATTTCGTCAAGATGTATCACGATTTGAAGATGCGATCAATGATGCTCTTACAGTGTGCATCAAGCAGAATCAATTCGATGCTCTTGTGTCGTGGTTGTTCAATGTTGGTACAGGTTGGGCAAGCAAGTCTATGCTGATGAAGCTTGTAAACGCACAAGAGTTTGAGAAAGCTGTCACTGAGTTCGACAAGTGGCATATCCCTGCAAGTATCATCACACGTCGTAATGGTGAACGTGAGCAGTTTGCAGGTAGGCACTTTGTCGCTCGTTACTCAGAAAATGCTTGACAATCGATCAGGAATAGATACTATGTATAAACTGCGTGACGCATACAAAAACTACGCAGAGATTGAATGTCTTGCAGGAATTGCTGAACGTGTATTGAAAGAAGCTCCTACATACACGCACGTTTCGTTCAACAAGAAACGCACGATGAGTTTCATTGTTGACGCGATGACTCGCAAGGACATGTTCTTGAAGGTCATTGCCCGTGAAGAAGATGATGTTGCAGTAGGTGGCATCATCTGCTTTGTAGAGCAGATCGTGACGAGCGATGACAAGCAAGCGTACGACTTGACTATCATGCTAGACGAAGAACATCGCGGTCGCTGTCTTCCGCAAATCATTGAACTGGTTAGTGACTACAAAGTGTGGGCACGTAAACAGGGCGCCAAGATCATCAAGCTAGGCGTATCATCAGGCATTAACATTGATCGTGCTGCAACGTTCTTTGAGAGACTTGGATTCTCTCGGATCGGTAGCATGCATGCATACGTGATGGAGGCTTAGATGAGCGGTGGCGGTAGTGGCGGTTATATGCCGCAAGACAACTCGATGCAGATCGAGATGATGCGTCAACAGCAGGCACGAGAAGCACAACAGCGTGCGGATACTGAGAAGGCACAGGCTAAGACTGACTTCCAGAACAAGTTCAGCACAGCAAAAGAAGGCGCACGCTCGACAGGTCTCAACTATCTTGGGCAGCGTGGTCTTTCTTCTGACATGTACGGCAGTGTAATTGACAGCATCATCAATGATGCATCGTTGCGTGTGCCTGAGCTTGATGCGAATCCAGGTAGCTACTTCACGAATGACACGTTTGCGAGCGGGCTGGACAACTACCAGACCATGCAACGTAACAACTACACAGGTAAAGTGAATAGCACATTCACTCCAGGATTCGATACGTCACTGCTTGAAGACACTGCAGATGATGGCATCCTCAACAGCATTCTCGGTAGCCAGCGCACGAACGCAGAGACACAGCTTGACTTCAATCGCAAGCGTGGACTGCTGAATGACAGTGGCTACAACGAAGCGCTGAATGACTTGAATCGACAGGGCAGCGCTGGCATGGCTACACTCACAGGTATTGGTGACAGTGTACTTGGCAAGGGTCGTCAGCAGTTGAACAACATCAAGGGCGAGGCTGGTACGGCTGCGAGCGGATACACACTCGGCATGCCTGAATTCAGCGTTGATCCGTACTACTCACGTGCAAATGAGAAGGCGAACACACTCAAAGGATCACTTGAAGGTGATATTCGTAGCGCTCTCGGCGGCACGAATCTCTTTGATGTCGCGAGTGCAATCGGCAAGGGTGGCACAGCACAGGGTCCGATTAATCTCACAACTGCAGATACGACGCCGGGTGTGCCGTATCTGCAGAAGAAGACACAGGCAGGGCGTGGACTCGGCTCGACAGGAGTTTTCTAATGGACCCTATCTCACTGATCGGCGCAGGCTCTGCACTAGGCGGTGGCATCCTCAATCTGTTCTCGCAGGGGCAGCAGCAGCAGCAACAGCAAGGTGCTCTGCAGATGGCGATGCAGAACTACTTGCTCAACAAGCGTATTGCTGATCAGCAGTATGAGCTTGCTACTGCAGGACAAGAAGATGCACGTGGTAACAAGACACGATATGTGCCGGGACAGGGTTGGGTAACTGACACGACACCGGAAACAGCATCGCTTATTAAACAGAGTGATGCTATTGCACGCAATCGTGGCACTGATGACCTAACACGTGGGCAGGATGAGCGCAGCCGCAACTACAATCGCCGCATGACAGAAGGCAGTGCTGCGTCGCCACTACTTGCTCAGATGCAGTACGGCTACGGCGCACCTACACGTGAGGGTGTTGTCGGAGCGAACAAGATCGCTGGCGTTACAAGTGTTGCGGAGAACGCTGATAATGTCAAGTCAGGATACGCCAGTGCAGCACTCCGCACAGGAACAGGCACTAACAATCTCGGTCCCACACTTGCATCAGCTGATCGCGGAGCAACAGCAGGCATCCGTACAGCACTCGCTCGTGGGGATGCGGAAGGTGGCCCGCTCTACGATGAAATGCTTGCGAAGTTCAACGGCAGTAAGCTTGATCCGTACAACATGCTTGCGACTCGTGCCAGCAATGCGGAGGGTAGTAGCTTCCAGCCGGAGAATATCAGTGGTGGTCTGGATAGCACTATGCTTCAGCGTGCTGGCGTTGGTGCTAATGTTGCGGGCCGTGGTGCTGCCGGGATTAATTCAAGCATGTCGCCGTTGCTGGCGATGATGAGCACACAGCGTGGACCGAACTACGACACGTTTGCTGCAGGACTCGGTAAGCAGTTGCAATCGTTGTTTCCAGCGAAGAAAGAAGGCATCGTTGATTACACTGGCGGCAGCGGAACAACTTGGTAGGTGATACATGGCAAAAGCAACAATTGCTGCTCCTAACTATGCAGCATATCAGAGTGATCCTATCCAGCAGATTTATGCACGTGGAACACTTGATCGTGACATGTCTGGACTGTCTGCAATGTTTCTTGATGCAGCAGATCGCAACAAGAAGCGTGGCATTGACTCGTATGAGAGTGGTGTACGTGAAGCGAATGCGTTATCAGGTAAGCTTGCACAACAGGAGATGGAACAAGAGAAGCTGTTGACCATTCTCAAAGCGAGTGCAGGACTGATGGAGAAGGGATACGCGCCGTCTGGTATGCAAGCTGCTGGACAGATATTCAATGATCCTGCTGCGAATGATCAGTTCAGTCAGGCGACGATTGGTAAGTTGCTTGCTGATGCAGCTGCATCGAATGCGAAAGGTGCAGAAGGTGGAGACAAATTCGAGTACAATGTAGACACATCACCGAGTGGTGTAACTACAGGTACATGGAAAGGTAAGGGTGCCAATCCTGATCGACTGCAAGCCGCAATTCAACAACGTGTAGAAGCTGAAATGCGTGCACGCGGATTGCAGCCTAGCGGCAAGGGCCCACTTGCTATGCCTGCATCGAAGACAGATGTGCAGCGTGCAGAAGATGCGAAGTCTAAGTATTCGAGGTAGCAATGGCTGACTCTCTTGAAGATGTCTTCCGTCGTGTAAGTGATGCAAATATCGGTGCACCGAAAGTAGCACAGCCTGAGCCAGCGTTGCAGAATCCCATGCCACGTTGGCAACGTGTGCTTGCTACGACACTGCCGGAAGTAGGTGCAAGTATTGCTGCAGCACCGACGACATTGTACGCGCTCGCTGGTATGGGTGCGAATTGGGCATCGAACAAGATGGGTACTGGTGAAGTAGACATCGGTCAAGATGCAGCACTGAACGTATCCAAAGCTATCACTGATCCTGTACGTGAAATGAGCAACAAGATTGCTGGCGAGAAGATGAGTGACAATCTTCTTAGTGGTGATCCTTTGCAAGTCGGAACATCATGGCTACGTCTTGCTCTAGGCGCTGGCATCTCTGCACCTGCACCAATGGCTGCTGCGATCACTCGTGGTGCTGCAGCGTTGAAGACTGGCACTAAGATGGTCGATGACATCGGTGCAGGTGGATTGAAGGTACTGGAAGCACTTACACCTATCACGATTAGCACAAAGCCTAGCACGAAAGTGGCAGCTACGAACGTGGCGGTTGCTGGTGCGCTCGGCTCAACATTGGAGCATGTGCTTGGTCCGGATACAACTGTCGCAGAAGCAAAGACACTTGTCGATGAAAAGGCAAAAGGCGCGCTCGATGTTGCAGCCGAAGGAGCCAAAGAAGTACAGCGGAACGACCCGAAACTTGTACAAGCAGGATTCACAGGTGATCCTGCCTACGACGCGATGGGCGTGGGATTGCTCGGTGCGGCGGCACTAGCGTACTGGCGTCGCGGTGCAGTGAGTGATGCATGGACAGGTGTGAAGAACAATCTTGAGAAGCGATTTACAGGATACGATCCTGCTGATCCGACGAACAAGACGTTGTTGAATGCTGCCAATGCTGGTGAACAACAGTTTCTTGATCGTAATGCTGGTATGCGTGAATCGTTGAAGGCTGCGTTGAAAGTGGAAGGACTCGACAAGAATACTGCAACGAAGCGTGCTGACCAATTCGCTGAATATGCTGCTGCACGTACTGGCGCATCGGTGAACACACGCAATCAGATATTCATGAATGAAGGACGTATTCCTGATAGTGCTATTCAGATGCCTCCGCCGAGTGATTGGTTTGCTCGATATCGTGCACTCGATGAACAGTCACAGGACTTGATCGATCGTGCACTGCATTCGCGTCGCGAACTCGACACGCGAATGATCGACAAGGTGTGGCACAATCTCAGCGATACGCAATCGCGTGAGTTGGATAACTACGTTCGACAGGTGCAGAGCAATCCGCAGTTGAACCATATCTACGAAGACTTTCTCAAGATCACACGCGGTCTTGCTGAGTACACACGTGAACAGAAGCGATTCAGCAATCGTGAGGTGACAGCATTTCTCAACAAGAATCCGAACTTCGTACCGGAGCGTGCTGATCCGGGCAGCAGCTATCTCAACGAACGTAACATCGGCATGGGACGTGGACGCAAGACGTTTGAAGAGTTGGGTAAGCCTGCTGAGTATCTACCGAAGTACATCGATGAGGTAGTACGCTCGACAGAAGGCAAGAAGATTCAGCGTGGTTTCATGACGAACATGGAACGCATGGCGAATCGTGGGAATGCGTATGCGAGCAAGGTGATTGAGAAGTCTTACACCACCCCGCCACCGAACATGAATCCGCGCGAGTACGTACATTGGCGCAATTCACGTGGAGAGAGTCGATGGACGAAGGTGAACGACGCGATAGTGGGAGACTCATTGAGAGGAGTTACGAATCCTTCCGCACTACAGATGGCGAACGGCGCGATGTCACAGTTGACACGTCTGTACGAGAGTGGTTCTGTGGGCTCTCTAGCCGCGGCAACAGGCAGTACGTTCTTCGCACCTACTTCCGCTCTCTACACAGCAACGCTGGCACCTGTCATTCGTGATCGTGGCGTTGCAGTAGGCTATCTTGACAAGTACATGCAGGAACTCACTGGCAAGATGCTTGGGAAGGAGAAAGCGTTTGGCGTGCGTGGTGACTTTGCTACGTTCGCTCCGGACGTAGCTGTACGCATGGCTCAGAACGTAGGTGCTGTACTTGCACAACGTATCAGCAAGACATTGCACAATAGCGTGATCACTGATGGCACAATCTCGCAGATGGTAGGTCCAAAGGCTGCTGCACTAGCTGCGAAGTCGCTGGACAATCACTTCAAGCGCAGTGCTGTGCACGATCTGCAAACACGTGGTGTGCTTGGTCCTGCATCGATGATGTCGATTGATCCTGCGAAGTCGTTCAAAGATGCAGAAGCAATGCTACGTGGGCATGGCCTGATCGGTGGTAGTGCATCGTTCTTGACTGATATTCTGCATGCTATCTCGTCTGCACCTGCAATGTCTGTACGTGCAATGAACAAAGGAAGACTCAATGAAAGCGATCTATCAGCGGCTATGCGCAACATGGCAGGCGATCCGGCGCGCAGTGGTGCGTTTCGTAAAAGCACAGGTGCACCTGGTCCGAACATTGCTGCAGAGGTAACGAATGCTACACCGTGGGGTAACATTTTCCTGCAGTCAACGGCTCGGTTCGCAAAGCAAGTGCGCAAGGACCCGGCTGGTGCTGCAATGGGTGTATTCAACACTGTAGCTGTACCTGCTATTGGTGCGACTATCTGGAATGCATCACAGGATGACTACGTTGATCCGAATACTGGTGAAGCACAAAGCTACAGTGATTATCAGTTCAACGTGCGTACACCTGACAAGACTGCTGCGTCGTTGTACATCGCAATTCCCGGTCTGCCCCCTGAGCAAGGTGTGGAGATTGCATTCGATCCACTAATGCGTGGTTTCAAGTGGGCAAGTGAGTTGCTTGCTGGATCACAATTGGGGATGCTAGATAACAGCTTCAACAAGCCTGAGAATGCTGACATGAAGAAAGCATTCAAGGACATGGTATCGCATCGTGCCGGCTTTGGTGAAGGCAGTGTCACGAACAGCGTGATCAAGGGTGCACTCATTCCACCTGTACCGCCTGCTGCAAAGCTAGTCGGTGCAATCGGTGGCATGGACATTCGTGACTACACGGATATTCGTGCGCCGAATGATCGCAAGGAAGGCGGCTTCACAGAAGGCGAAGGCAAGAATCCGCAAGCCACATTCATGGATCAATACTGGCCGGGACAGACTGAATTGATCATGCGCAGTGTTGGTAGCGGTGCATTCGCGAATATCTGGAATGCAATCGTAGATACTGAGACGCAGATGAAAGAGAAAGGATTCGTTGAAGGTGGCAAGAAAGCTGCTGCGAATCAGCTCGATCAAGCGAAGATGCGTACAGCGGACAGCACGAAGATGATCGGCAGTGGTCCGCTGTTCGACACGTTTCTTGCTGTATCACCTGCTACAGAAGCATCAGGCAGTATAGTAAAAGGTAAGCTAGAAGGACTGCGAAACCTGCAGCAAGCATTGCAGCAAGCAACGTTGCCGGGCGGTGTTCCGTCACAGCTACTCGGTAACAAGAAGCAGGGTTTTCAGGAACCAATCGGCGCAAACCTGGCCACACAAGCTCCCGATCTGGAAATGATGCAGCTAGCTGAGATGGCCGGTAAGATTTACAAGCAACTCGCTGATGCTGAACTCGGCAGCAACAAGATACATTACGATCAGATGCAGAGCATTCGCAACAGTACACGTTTCTCTCCGGAAGACAAGCGTGCTCTGTTGAACGAACAGAGCTACGCAATCATTGCTAACAATCGCAAGTTGCTTCAAGATATCGAGCGTCATGAAGCAATCATTTCGAGTATGTTCGGTCGTCCTGTTAAGTTTGACAAGATCGATCTTGGGAAGATGTTGGGTCAGCAAGCTCAGTAGCCACCACTCGGAGACGAAGCCGCACATGCATCTTCTTCAGATTGCTTCTTGAAGTATTCACGCAAGCCAAGTGAATCAATCAGTGCTTCTGAGAACGAACGCTCTGCTTCTTCAACTTCTTTGTCTCGCTTCATCTGCATGTGTATCTTGTGTTGCAGAGTCACAGACTTCAACACCATGATGTTTGGATTCATTTGGTGATGGTTGCGTCGGTAGTCAAGCATGCGATAGTGATTGTCTCGCCATGCTTGATTAGCTCGTATTGCTTCGTGATACTGATTCAATTGTGGCGGTACAAATTTGCCGCTCATGAACTTGTTGCCAACAAGTCCTGATAGATTTATCGTCTCTTTTGGATACACTTCTGTTACCTTATCGCCTAGATGATTGATGCCATGCACAGCAACAGCAGGAGCAGCAGGCATCAGTGATGCGAACAGTCGTCGTGTTAGTGTCACAGCAGTTCCTCCTTCTCAAGCCACCATGTCGGCAAGTCTATCTCTGTTTCATCATCTGACAGCACACCGATAGACTTTGGCACCCACTTCTCGTTGTCACCATCGAACACGAGCAGCCATGCTTTGTTTGTTTCGTCTTTTGCTTCAACATCGACGGTGACTATTTCATCGCGATAGTTTGGCATCACGTCACTCCAAGTTTGCGTGCTACATCTTCAAGGAACAATTCATTCTTCAGATACTCAGTAGCCACGTACATGCGACGTGGTCTACTGCGAGGATTCTCAATCTCATACATCTTGATTAGATCAAGTTCGTGCATGGTCTCAACAAGGGTACGCAGTTCGTTAGCTGCGCGACCGCTGATGCTGCAACTACGATACAAGTGAGTATGAGAAATGCCAGCGTCACCCGCAGCCAGAATGATCGTGCGAATGCGTTTAGCCAACTTGAGAGACGTGACACTTTCTTTTGCTCCGGTGAATAGCTCAGTTCCGTAGTGCTTGATATTCTCAACGAACTTGATTGCTCGTTGAATGTGATCGTCATCAATGGACCATGCTCGCTCATTACACGCCATAAGCCCGGCGATACGCAAGATATGTCCATCTTCTCGACTCTCAAAACTCTCGCGGTATACGTCCTTGTGCGAAGGTCGATTGGCATACCATCTTGTAAAAGTCCTAAGCGCCGTATTGTTGATGCCGATTCGTGTGTGGGAACAGCTCTCATCAACTAACTCCGTGAGTTGTTTCACCAACTGATCCTGCGTAACACGTGGTGCTTCTTCACCCCACGCTACAAGTCTTTTGCGATTTCGCCCGTGGATGAAATAACAGCGAGACGTGAAACCACCTGCAATAATCTCTGGCCGTACCGCTGTTGCAAGCCACGACGGTGTTGATCCAGCCAGAAAACCGCAGTATACATTTTTGAAGTTAAGCTCTCCAGTGCGCAGAGACCCACCACCGCTCCGCTCATCAGGACAATCATACAAATCAGTAAGCAAAGCAGGGATGCCAGCAATCTGAGTACCGCGTCCGAGCATAGCTGCAAGCTCAGATGCCACCAGTACAACCTGTGCAGCACCATGCTCTCTCGTAGCAGTTGATAGTTCATTGAGAAGGTGTCCTATCGTCACTTTGGATTCGATTAGAAGTGTAGTAGACTGCACTTCCGTCATGTATCGACGCAACAATGAAGTCGCCGCGCGGATAGAAGATGATTTGCGCAGTATCCCGCTCTCTGAAACAAGTATGCAGTACATATTTAGATGTACAGGTGCACTCGGGCGAGCGACAACGATCTGTCTTCCCAGAGCCGCTGATAACGTCCACAGTGCACATGTGTAATCGTAAATGAGCGGTGTTTCAGTCTCGCTCATTCCTTCCATGTAATTAGAGATGAATGTGTTAGGTGGAGAGTACGGTACGCTAGACATTACCCTTTCCACTTCTGCGTGATCGTGCTCCAGCGATGGGTGCCATTATCGTCTGGGACCGATAGCTTGATGTCCGCTGGGATAACCAACTCTTGATTTCTGACAATGAGAGGTTTCGCAGCATGTCGCTTAAATATATTTGCGACTGTGGGCATGTCCTCAAGTCGCGCAAGAGCGATGAGTGCGTCATGGATATTGAGAGTGACTGCAGCCTCAAGCCCGTTGCTACTACGAGGCCACTCGGTGTCTTCGTGAGAGAGATAGATGATCTCACATACCTTGTCTCCAATAGACGATTGAGGTTCAAAGGCGACGATTGGAGTAAGGATTTCATCATCGATGCGGGACAGTAGTACCCAACGACGACCGTACGCGTTGTATAGCTTCTTGTCACGCTCAACACGCATACGTAGCTCTTGCCATGCAACTCCAATCTCTGGAAAGGCAGCGTGATAGAGTCTGTGTGCACGTGTTGCCTCCGCTACTGAGACGCCGAACTTTGCTGCTGCTGTGTCTGGCATGAGTCGATAGTTGAAACCGTGCACGGATCGCTTGCCTTGATATCGCAGAGTTGGTTTATGATCTTCTGTCCAATCCTCTTTTGGTACTTGGTCATATGGCACATTGAAGATGCGGCTTGCATTAAGCCTGTGTACGTCGTAATCATCTGGATTCTCCGCAGCTAGTCGAAAGTTTTCAATCAATCCATTGACGCCCCAAGCAACTGCAACGTAGCGTGCCTCTGCTTGCGACAGATCGAAGTACACGAAGCCATAGCCGGGCGGTGCAATGAACATCGAACGAGCACGCTCTGGCTGGTTCTGCAAGTTCATGCCGCTTTCCCACATCACTGCACCGGAAGAGAGTCGCCCCGGTGCTGATGTAGTACCCCACTGGCGCCACTCACAACGCATGCGATTGTCATCGTCTGTACGTGAGCGTGCGTATGTAGTGAGGAACTTGTGTTCTTCTTTGTACTTGTCGAGTGCAGCAAGCATCTCTTTGCTGGCTGCACTTGTGTTCGGATGCGAGCCAATACGACGGCGATTGTCCTCGTCTGTTGACTTGCCAATGCCGACGAGCTTGAGCTTGTCAAAGAACAGTTCACGCATTTGCTTTGGACTGTTCGGATTGATTGTGAGTGTAGGGTCACTTACTGCAAGTTGTGCTTTGTGAACGAAGTCAGCTTCGAGCTTGTCTACGTCCTCAGCGAGCGTAACAGCAAGGTTCTTCTTCAATTCTGTGTCGATGAGGATGCCGTTGCTTGTCATCTCCACGAGGTGTGGCTGTAGACGCATCACGTGATTGAAGAAGAACTTGTCTAGCTGTTGCGCTCTCAATTCCTTGTGCGTTTCGGAAGCAACTTGGTGAGTAATGCAACAGTCCTTGACATTATATCGCCAGAAGCTATCGATGTCACCAACGTCCTTCCATCCATCCTTGTCGTCCTTATAGAACGGGTGTTCGGTGTACGCTGTAGTGAGAAAAGCAAGACTGTGAGGTAGTGATGGATATAGAGTGTGATGTGCCAGAAGCGTGTCATAGTCTACCCTCGTCTTGATTCTGTCCTTGTATCGCATCCAGTAGCTATCGAAGTTGCCGTTCTGTGCAATGAATTGAATATCAGTGCGCTTGAATAGTTCGGCAATCTCCAATCGCACGGCAATCTCTTCGTGGATATCAAAGCGAGACGTGCTGTGGAAGGTACGGAAGTTGATACACATACCTTCGTGTGGTTGGTTAGCAAATCCGATGCACGCTGTCTCATTGTTGATCACTTCGATGTCGTAGGAGATGGGCTTCTTGTCAGCACGCAGCATACGCAAGAAGTCAATTGCTTCACGCTTCGTTGGGTTGATGATGTGATTGATCAGATGTGGTTTGTACTTGCCAGTGAGCAGTCGATTGAAGCGCGCAACATCGATTGAGAAGTGTACTTCTACAGTTGGATCGTGAATCATGAACGCAGGATTGTAGCTGATGAGCATGTGTCCGTTGTTCTGGAATCCCATCATCTTGTCGAATTCAAGTACAGAACCACGCCACTTCTTGATACCTGTGTGACCAGTGATTGCTTCAAGTGCGACGTTTCCAAGCACGAGAATGTACTTGAGATTGGGAAGACTGTTCAACTCTTGACGTAGGACTGTTGCCCACTTCGCTAGTTCTTCCTTGCTCACTGCTGACTTCTCGCGTCCACCGTCGTTGTCCTTCTTCAACAGTGGACGCTTCACTACGTTGGTAATGTAGCAATGCTCGCGGCGTACACTGATCTTGCCAAGCTTCTCCCACAGTAGACGGCCGGAGTTACCGATGAGCGGTTGCTTCAAGATCACTTCTGTCTCGCCGGGAAACTCCGCTATCACTGCAATCTGTGATGACGGAGAACCCGAGCCGAGAACAGCATACTCAAGATGCAGAGACTCGCAATGTGCTACTGTCTGCTGCTGTAGTGGTGTCATGTGTTGCATGAGCTTGCTGCCCTGTGTGTTTTACTTGTGCATCTCGTTGTGGAAGTGTTGCCACAATCGTGTGTGTCTCTCACGCAATCTCTTAGCAATGAGCTTGCGTTCTTTGCTGTGTTTCACTGTATCTCTGTCAGCGTGACTTGTGTATAGTGACAGAGTGAATACACGATCACGACCATCGAGTGTCTGTCCTATTGGCGAGACACTGAAATGATATTGCAACAGTGTGCCGTACTCTGTTGCAGTAGGTCGATTGATTGAACCTTTGATGATCAATTGCATGACTATCGAAAGTCCTTCTCCCAATCGATTGTTTTCATTGTCTCTACTGCAGGAAACTTATTCATTATAACACGTAATCCTTGCAGTGTCAACCAGTGTAGTGTTTTGTCATTGTGTATGTCTACTGATTCACATAGACCATCGGGAAGATAACTGCGACTATCATTACTGAAATCAGTTCCCCCGCGATGAATACGTACAAGTAGACAGTTATGTTTCCCTGCTTTTTGTATAACAGTAGCCACCTCACTAGCAAAACCACAATCAGAAACAACCACCAAGCGATTAGCAGCATTCTTTGCCTCGTTCCAGAGTAAGTTGCCGAAGATGTCATCACCGTAGCGCGGCTTCATGAATTCTTCGGACAATCGAATCAATGTGTATCGAATTGTTTCATCGCGGAGAGTCTTGACAGGTATCTCCTTGAATTCTTCGATGTGTTTCAAGTCCACATTCAACAAGCCTGCAACCATACGCTTGATCGGTGCTGCAAACTTGAGATGTGAGAACTTGAGATACGGCACGAGTTGCTGGACGAGTGTGTCCTTACCGCATCGAGGCGGTCCGTTGAGCAGGACGAGTTGGGTCATGGCGTTACCAATGCACGGATAGCATCGTCGGGTGATTCCCACATCTCAGGCTTTGCAGTCTTGCCGTCTTCTTTGTACTTTACTGCTCCACATGTACAACGCACAGGTGTCTCATGTTCCTTTGTGAGTGGACAAAATACATCGTGCTCTCCGTGGCGAGCTTTATTCATGTTAGCTTTGTGAACCAAGTCCCACACATCTTCCATTGGTAGTCCCATCTCGACAGCGTGACCGAGAAGGAAGTAGATTTGATCAGCGATGGCATCTGCACACATTGCAAGATCGCCGATAGCTAGAGCATCATCAAATTCAACACGCTCTTCGTCCTGCCACTTGAGACGATTCGCCATACGCTTCGGATCAAGGAACTTTGGCGTTGCTCCGATGCTGTGACCGAAGTGTTTGTGGAACTTCTTAACGTCGCGAAACATAGACATCTCAAACACTCCGTCGCTGGGTTGACACTGCACTCTGCAAGCTACGCAAATCACTGATGATCGTAGTGTGCTTACGTGCACGTGTGATCGCTGTATAGAAGTTGCTGCGATCCTGTAGAATCCACGCTGTCTTGTCCATCACGTACGTCACGTTGAAGTATTCACTGCCTTGTGAAGCATGTGTAGTCACCGCGTAAGCAAGAGCAATAACAACACGAGGATCGTAGCCCTTGACGCTGCCATCTGCCATCTGATACTCGACCCACGGCGGTACTGCAATCGTGCGATCACCGAAGTCAATGACGATCTGATCACTCACGAATTCCTTAACGATACCTGTCTCACCGTTGAAGATTTCGAGATTGTAGTCGTTCTTACGCCACAGAATCTTGTCGCCGGGAACGAGTACGAGTTGCTTGATCTTGTCGTATCGAGTACGCGGCATGACCTGAGCCATGTGCATCTTGTCGCCGTGCAGTAGCTGCTGAATGTCTTCGTTCAGCTTGATCGTACCAATCCATCCCTTGTGTGTAGGTGTGATTAGCTGGTTATCGAGTGCTGCATAGTTGACATCACCCGCCATCACAATGTCTTGGATTGTGGTGCTCGGATTCTTACCAATGATCATCTTGAAATCATCAGTCTGCATCGGCATCATGCCTTTGAGAATACGTGCACCGTTCGTGACGATGCCGCTGCCTTCACCCTGCCGGTAAATCTTCTCAAGTGTCACACTCGGAAACATCTTGAGATGCTTCTGAAACGGTGACGGTTTCGGCACTGTATTGAAGCTACCTTCTTCGATAGGAGGAAGCTGGTTCACGTCACCGAACACACGCACTAGACCACCATTGGGGATAGCGTCGAGCAAGTTGCGGTTCAGTTCTTCGTTCACCATGCTGTACTCATCGACGAGTACAACGCTTGCTTCAAGACGATTCTCTGCGCGTCGCTTCGGCACGGAGATGCCGAGAACCTTTCCTGTCTTCTCGTCGGGATCGCCGGGATGCGAGTATTCCAACAAGCGATGAAGCGTAGTAGCGAGTAGCCCTGTGGCTTCGCTAATACGCTTCGCTGCCTTACCTGTAGGGGCTACTACTGAAACTGTGTGACCTGCGTCGATGAATGCTTCAGCAATCTGCTTCATCAACCGTGTCTTGCCGGTGCCTGCACTACCAGTGACGCCTACGATGCGGTCAGTGGTGCCACATCCAAGCGTTACCGCTTCCTGCTGCTTTGCGTCCGGCAGCATGGGCGTATCGGATTCCGTACTCATTGTGTGTGTTCCTCTGTGTATTCAGCGTGAAGTGATGGTCATACGCATCACGTCCGTGTACCGTCTCGACAGTTACAGAACCGTCGTCGTGCTCAGTAGTGATCTGGAAAACGTCATCATCTACTTCGATTACCTGTGTCTGTGTCATCGTGCTTCTCCTTAAATGCGGCTCTAGCTTCTAACGCACGAGCCATGTTATAGCTGCTTGCTCTCATGAATTCTGACTCCGACATTCCTAGAATAGTTGCCCATTTTGATGTAAGCAATCGACTTCTCTCGTTAGTGCGGATCGTGACTCGACTGGCGCTGCTGTGTGACTTGGCATGTACTCCGTGGTTAGGTTCGTGCGGTTCTGGTATCATCACTTCGATGCGATCCATGTACTCTCCTGAGTGTGGTGCCGGGTGAGAGGATCGAACTCCCGACCGTCGCCTTACAAAGACGCTGCACTACCGCTGTGCTAACCCGGCTAATCACAGATACAAAACAGGCCGGGAGTTGTGCGCTCCCGGCCTGCCTAGCTCACGTACGGTGTGCTAGTTACGCAGACGCAGCGAGCGGAGCGTCATTCGTGGCACGCGGCTTGCGGACCTTCGGCTGGATGGTGATGCGCGTGTACTTAAGATCGCGATCAGCCATCATACGATCAACGAACTCCGGACCGAAGTCTTCGACGATTTCGACAGCACCATCGATCTGGCCCTTGTAGACGAGAGCAATCTCGCGCGGCTTCGGGGCACGAGCAACAGCCTTGCGCTTCGGCTTCGTGGAAGTGGTGGGAGTAGCCATGGAATTAGTCCTTTTCTATGTGTGTTGGTTAAACTCGCATCGGACAGGACCATCCCTGTCCGATGCGTACTCTTTACTCTAGTCTATCCAGTACGTCAAGCCTACGCAGGCTCGACAGCCTGAATTTCAGCACGCTTCTCACCGTTGTACTCGCTCTCTCCGATCTTGAGATTGGCGCTCTTGCCAATGAAGTCGTTGAGGTCGACGCGACGGCCGAGAGAAACGCGCATGGCCTCACCGAACTTGCGAAGCTGGTAGCGGCTACGCATGTCATCAGAGAGGGGAACGCGGCGGAAGATGAGCTTCACGGCATCCTTCTGCACAGCCGCGAAGTCAGGCGGGAACTGATCCGGAGCAATCGTGAACTCAACAGCAGCGTACATGCTGCCCTTCTGCGACTGCTTCTGTTCAGCGCCGGTGCACGTACCGAGATAGGTGCGAGCAGGCAGCGGCGGCGGGGCTTCTGCAGTCGAGATGTCCTGCGAGAAGTCGATAACGCTGCCAAACTGCGTCGTGTTGTCATCAGCCATAGTGTGTTCTCTCTTTCAACGTTGATGTTACCAGTAGTGCACTACTTGGGTAGTTGCAGCTTCTCGTAGTTACTCTCTTGCCACTGCTTGAACAGCATTTCGAGAGTGACTTTGTTCGGCTGCGTCTTGGTGCTGCTGGTGAAGTCGTAGCCTGACTGTGTGTCAAACATACGAGTCTTCATCGGCTTAGCCAAGCCTATTTGGCGTACTGTGACGCGGCGCTCAGTGCCGGTATCTTGCATACGCCAAACCTCTGAAAGCTGTTTCGGTACGTCAACCTGTAGAGTGCCGCCAAGCATGACAGCAATTGATTGGATGACGCCAGCTTCGTTTGTTTGCGGTGGTCCTTCGTGACCGATCATGATGAGATGTCGATTCATCTTTCCAGTGGCAATGAGTAGACCGTTAACAAGTCCATTCGTGAATCGATTGCGATATCCATATCCTGCGGGACCAGGGTTCTCGAATGTACTACCCGGTGCGCGTCCGACACTGTATGACACGCAATTGTTGACGAACTGAGTGATGCTGTCGACAACGACTGTGGTGATGTCGGGGTTGTCACGCAGAATACCTTCGACGTTGAACGGGTTGACTGTCTTAGCTTGCTCGACATAGTTCACCGCTTCTGTGCTGTAGTCAAGCACTGTTACGTTGTCTCGCTGTTCTTTCGCTACACCAGCAGTGCCTTCGTTGTCGAAGTTGATCCACAGTTTCTTGCCCGGTGCAGTAGATGCGAGATGTGTCTTACCGCATCCGGGTAGTCCCCATAGAAACATGGAGACACGTTTCATTCCGGACGTGAGTGGAGTGAGCGTGACAACCATGTACTACGCCTTGTTCAAGAGTGCAGCGATCTTATCTGCTTCTTCCTTCTCGCAACACAAGCACACGATAGAATCATCTTCCGGCTTGGTTGTATCGACAACTGCGTAGTCCCAGCCTTCCATATCAACATCTTCAACTGCGTACTGCATGTCACACTTCCTTCTCTTGTAGATGATTCAACGGAGACCATTCCTCGATCCGCATACTTTCAACAGCGTCTGTCTGTTCTTCGCGAGTAAGGCTGCAAAAAGGGATGAACTCACACGCGGAGAAGTATCGGTTGCAGGAATGACTATATCGGGGTGCCTCATGAGGACGTGACACGTAGCTTTCATATGTGGCGATTCCTTGAAAGAACCATTCACACCATCTAAGGCGATCAGACTCGGTGCGCGATTCAGGCTGGAACACAACGCCGTTGTAAGCATCGCGCGGAAGCGGTATTTGTGTTCCCATGACTTCTGCATTGAATACGTCCTCGTTGAGAATGCACGTGCCTGCGATGGTGTAGCCTGTGACTTGATGTGAGATGGCGAAGCTGTTCTTCCATGACTGTGAGAGTTGAGCAGCAGTCTTGTTCTCACCGACGATGGCGTGTGAGCCGTACTGGTGGATACCGTCGATGCGTCCGCAGTAGTACGCTGTCTGTTCGTATGTATCGAATACTGGATGATCCTTCCATGGACGAACAGCTTTCACTTCCAACACGAACGGTATCTCAATGCCTATGATGCCGTCACGCACAAGTACAGGTTTATCGCTAGCGAGGTAACGGTCAGCGTAAGCCAAGCATGCGGTCTCCATGTTAGACATGGTACGTTTGCGATCACTAGGATCATCGTAATAGCCACTGGTATGTAGAGCAGAAAGAGCAAAAAGTTGAGCATTGTTCACTCGATCACTGTCTTGTGGTACGGCGAGCATTTCATCGAATCGCTCAGTGCCGAACAAGCTGACTGCCTTGTCGTAGAATGGTGTTGGCATCTTCAACTTGCTTGTCTTGATGTGTTCTTCAATCAGTGTCCACAGCCTCAGAGCAGCGAAGAAATCATGGCACGCACTGCCGCACTCAACAGCCAACCGACGCCCACCAGAAGTAAGAGGGTAGTCAGTACGGTGCAGAGCATACCGTAGTACACCAAAAGTAGGGCAAGTGTTAATTGCAGTGAGTTTGGTGAAGTCATAGAACACCTGTCCGTTGAGTCGAAGTTTATCCGCATCTTCAAGTGAGATGTTACGTATGTGATACTCGATGTTGTGCGGTTCGTCTTTGATGACTAGCATCAGTTTCTCCCGCGTGTCTGTGTGTCGTCGGGATCGTCATCGCTAGTATCGACAGCTTTAACTTCTGCACCAAGATTGCCTTTGATCATCTCTTCAACGCCGAGCTTCTTGAGATTGTCGTCACGAATGCCCATACGCTTGATCAACTCAAGTAGCAAATCCTGCATCTTACCGAACTCAGTGACAACAGCCATCATCTGATCGTGCTGCAC